AAAGATGGCAATGGTCTTGGGAATACGATACATTTTTTCATAAAAGATTTTGGCAGGAAAGTTTTATGGAAGCAATGACTTTGGCTCGTTGTGGCGGCATGGTATGTCGAGACAGTAATTTCAGCAATGCTGCTGTGGTTTTTAGTAATAGCCTTAAACGTATAGTTCATATATGAAACATGTTTTTTTTGTAACTAGCAGTATAGAAGTAGATCCATCGAAATCTTTTAAAGGTGTTCCTAAAAGAACAGTGTTTACCACAGAGCAACGATTAGAACAAACCATACAGACACTTAAAAATCTTAAAGAAAAAGATCCGTTGGCTTCTATATATTTTGTTGACTCCAGTGTGACTTATTTTAAAGAACTGGACGAGATAGGACTAGAAGATTTTAATTATATTAGACTAGAAAAAATTAATCCAGTAATAGCAGAAACAGTAAGAACTTATACCAGCAAGTCATATTGTGAGTGTTTAATGATTTTAGAATTTTTTAAACATTTTAAAAAAGAATTAGCCAAATTTGATTTTATTACTAAGATTTCTGGCAGATATACTTTGGGAGATGATTACAACGTCTCTGTGTTTAAACCGTGGCTTAAAAATAAATTTTTTATGAAAAAAGAATTAGAGTGGGCTAATGAACACATTAATTTTTTAAGTGAAGAAGCGTTACCCAGAGACTTACTAGTCAACGACAAACTATACGGATTTCATACAGTTGCACATGCATTTGGTGCAAATAGATTAGACCACTACGAAGCCATCATGGCCGCCAGCGCACAGATGCAGATGGAGCACGGAAAATATTATCATCAAGATGTGGAATATACTTTACATTTATATATAAGACTGTTCGATTTGATGAAAGATGTAGAAATAGTTAACTGGACAGTGGATGGTCGCTGTGGTGTTACCGGAGATTGGGTGAGGTACTAAATGCATATTATTAAACAAATAGGTTATATGCCGGGGTACGGTGTTAATACCTCTTATAAATTTACCAAGCAATTTGATAAAAAAGTTTCTGTTAGTATTGATACTGTTGATTTCTGCCCTGATGCAGAAATCAAAGTGTTAGTACAAAGTGAACCTCCGAATCTTTATATAATTTTTCATGAAATGGTGCAGAAGAACTATCAAAATTTTGATTTAATATTAACTTACGATGATAGACTGTTGTCACTGCCAAATGCCGTTGAGTTTTGTCCTGTGGGTTCTTGGATTTCGAATAATATACAAATAGAAAAAAGAAATCAAATAAGTTATTTGATGAGCAGTAAATTAAACGGGTTTGCATATCATATAAGATATATGATTATGCGAAAATTTGAAAAAATAAATTCTATTGGGGATTTTGAATTAAAATGGCATCGTAGCCCTCCCAGAGTTCCTAGTAAAGATTCTTTTTTTGCAAATGCAAAATTTAACATTGCCTGCGAAAATCAGATAATGACTAATATGTTTACTGAAAAATTGTTAGATTGTTTTAAAACATTGACAGTGCCTATCTATTATGGGTGTACGAATATTGACAAGTATTTTAATCCACGGGGTATTATTCAATTTAATAACATAAACGAACTAGATAATATTTTAAAAAATTTGACACCTGAGGTCTACGACGAGATGCTACCTTATGTTAATGAAAATTTTGAAATTGCAAAGCCATTTTGGGAAAACAATATCTATCAAAGAATAGAAGCTGAAATTGAAAAATTATTAACTAAAAAAACAGATCTTGCTGTAGAGCAAGAAAATAATTTACTTTATACATTTTTATTAGAATAAGTATGATATATGAGAACTAACCTGTTAATTACTGATAATTTTTACAGTGATCCCGATTCTATTAGAAAATTTGCACTAGAACAACCCTTTGATGTCACTGGTAATTATCCCGGCAAAAGAACAAAAAGTTTTCTTACGCCAGACATCAAAGATGCCATTCAAACAATAATTTGGAATGCAGGCGGCGAAATTAAAAATTGGTACGAAAACAATGGATTCTCGGGATCTTTTCAAATTACTACAGCAGCGGATCGTAGTTGGATACACACTGATCATCATAACACTTGGGCAGGAGTACTGTATTTGACTCCTGATGCTCCTGTAGCCGGGGGTACTGGATTATTTAGATATAAAGAAAATGGAGCTACCATGGCCCGTGAAATGGGGGATCGCTCCTACGATGCACAAGACATGACTAAATGGGATCTATACGATATTATAGCCAATAAGTATAATCGACTAGTAATGTATAGGGGAGACTTATTTCATTCCAGTTTAAACTATTTTGGTACCGGACTCAATGATGGTCGTTTATTTCAGTTGTTCTTTTTTGACACAAGTTATTAAGTATGAAAACAAATTTAGTTATTGTTGATGATTTTTATAGTAATCCTGACGGCGTTCGATCATTTGCATTGAGCCAAGAATTTAAACAACAGGGAAAATTTCCTGGCAGAAGAACTAAAACATTTTTAAATCAAGGCACACAAGATACTATACAGACTATACTTCGTAATTTGGGTGGTCTAGTAACTGATTGGCACGAAACAGATGGTTCTACTGGTAGTTTTGAAATGGCATTTTCTAGAGACCGTAGTTGGATTCATACAGATCATTACAACACTTGGGCAGGAGTAATATACCTAACACCCAATGCTCCGTTAAGTGGCGGCACAGGAATTTATAGATATAAAAAAACTGGGGCCGCAGTGGCCAGCGAATTAGAAGAGTATGAATCTCAAGACTTAACTAAATGGGAATTATGTGATGTGGTAGCTAACAGATATAATCGATTAGTTTTATATCGCAGCGAACAATTTCATAATAGTATAGATTATTTTGGTTCTGATATGCAGACCGGTCGACTATTTCAGCTTTTCTTCTTAACTACAGAATTTTAAAGGTTAATATGATTCATAAACATCCCAATTTTCTCGACAACGATGTGTTACTTGCACTTAGAAAAAAGTTTGAAACATCTAAGGGTCAGGCTACATTCGAAGTTAACCATATGGGTCGGTGGGGAAAAGGATTAGAAGCAGGATCATATGCGCCTGTATTAATTTTGCCTATACCCGAATTCAAGGACTATTTCATTGAAAAATATCAAGCAATGAATCCGATCTTTAAAGAATATGCAAATTTAAATTGTTTTATGCATGTTTGGTTGCCTGGTAGTCAGATTAATTTTCATCATGATGCCAGCGATGATAATCCTCGTTTAAGTAGTACTATTTACATTAATGATGTTTGGAATTGGAATTGGGGCGGACTATTTTTATACGACGATCCAGACACTGGACAAGGATGGGTATACCCGCATGAAAATTTAATGATTTGGTTCAAACCTCCTATCTTTCATGCTACGTCAATGGTCAGTGCTATAGCAGAACATCCCAGACTTAGTATTCAATTATTTTTCAACAAACACTAATATGAATCTAGATCATTGGTTTCCTAGTGTAATAGGAAGATCGGATCATTTCGAATGGTTAGATCCAATGTCCAAAGCCATGGATGATATTTTTAATACTCCATCTACTAGACTAAATGAAGAATTTTATTATAACGGGCAAACAACCTACGGGACAAGAAATCTTACCACCGAGCCTCAATTTTCATCATTTGTATCTTTTATACAGCAGCAAGCTTGTAATTTTTTAGAATTACAAGGTTACGATTCTGCTAAAGTTCCTTGGAAACCATTTTTATTTGCTAACAGTTTTAAAGAAGGTAGTAACCATCCTAAACATTTGCATAGTCAATGTACTATCAGCGGAATATATTATATAAAAACTCCGCCGGGCAGCAGTAATATTATTTTTTATCCCAATCAGCCATTTAAAGATTTCTTTGATTATATGTTTATGATTAAAGATCCAGCAAATTGGTACAGTTTGCCTAAAACAGAATATAAGCCCTATCCTGGATTACTATTGATGTGGCCAGCTTGGTTGTATCACGAAGTGCCTCCTAACAATAGTAAAGAACCCAGGACTAGTCTGGTTTTTAACTTGTAATTTTTTCGAGCACTTTAATTTTTTCTTTAATATTTTTAAATTTAAAAGTTCTATAGACACCCGGATGTAATGGTGTAGGGTGTAAATCTATGGGTACCCAACAGTATCCCGAGTGTTCATGATTTAGTTCTGGTACAAATTCTTCTTCTACTTTTATCAAAAAAGTATGATATATAAACCTGTTATTATTGCTAGTATATTTTTCAATAGGAATAATTTTGGCACCGTCAATTTGACCGCCTAATTCTTCTTTGATTTCTCGTTCTAGTCCTTGCAGTATTGTTTCGTTTTGTTCTATTTTTCCTCCCACTATTCCCCAAGTGTTAGGAAATTTTCCGTCATTTCTTAATAAGAACAAATGTCTGTGAGTTAGTGTGCAATAAATTAATGCTCCACATCCTTGTTTTATATCGTTAGTTGCCATTTTCCTGCAGGATAAAATCCCTCGTAGCTTTTAGCCCAATTTGATCCACTCCATCTATATTGGGTTCCGGTGGTTAAATTCGTTACGTAATTAATTTGAGTTTCGTATCTGCTATCAAATACTACAGCCCAATGCTGTCCATTAAATTCTATAATATCATTAGCATAAGCTTCTAATAGAGTATTGTCAATACCATACCAATTGTATGCTGGCTGGGCCCCAGCAGCAGAAATATAGTCATTGACTAGTAAGTATCGAGTTCCATTAGCCAAATCTTGTAAATTTTTATTTGGTCTAGCACTTTGCGGGTCGATGATAGCATTTACTGGTTCTAGTGTGTTTACAGGAATAGTGTCAATATCAGGAGTCCAAAGTAATGCAGTATCGTCGACAGGATTATAAGCCACAGTGCCTACAACTTCATTTCCGTCGTCTAACTCTAATCTAATAGTACTAGTACCATTAACTAAATTTCCATAAACATTGATCAAATCTCTCCACGGTTCAGAAGGTCCTTCTTTTTTAGTAGTTGCAGTAAACACAATCCTGTCACCGATATTTCCAGTAATTACATTACTGGCAGTTACAGTGTCGCCGTCAATGTCTATAACTATGCAGTTTGGTACAGTTACAATAGTTGGACTAACGTTATTAGTAATACTTAAACCAGATATAATCATACTATTCGAAATACCGTCTGTGTCTGAAAGTATTACCTGAGTATTTGCAGCAACTGGAGCCAATAGTTCTTTAACCACCTGTACTCCGAAATTTTCAGTGACATGCTGATCATACTTTACCAAACGAAGTTCATTGTCAAATAATATGACTCCATAGGTCAACGGAGTAAAATATTGCTGAGACAACAATTTAGTTTCATCGTAAATAGATGAGTTTAAATTGCCTGAACCGTCGAACACGCTGGCAATAATTTTTTGTACCACTCCCAACTTTTTAACTAATGCAGGTGCGCTAATAAAAATAGGCAATTCAAAAGTTAAAGTAGCAACATCAATAGGATTATCAGTGCCTATAGGTACGGTTCTAGAACTCCAATTCACATCTGTTAATAATACATAAGTGATACTGGTCCAATCTATATAATTATCAGTGCTCTGTATTTCTAAAGCAGGATTGAATAAAATAGTTAATTGTTCTAACAATTGTAATTTTTGTTCTGTATTGCTGGTCCATATATCTAATTTTAATGTAAGTTTATAAGGCACAGGCATTAACCGTTCTACGGTAAACACATCACCTTGTGTAGTGCTCATTTGTCCGGTGGCAGGATCAAAATATCTTTCTCGAAGATTTAATTTTCCAACATAAGTAGGGTTTTGCAGTCTTTCCCTGTCGTAGGTAAGTCCACTAACATACACTGCCATCGCTGGAACTGGATTTGAAACATTTTCGCTGTTTTGATGAATAATACTAGCAACTTGTCTACTGCTATCACCATATATGACCGGCACTCTTTGTAGAGCTATAGTGCTGTTTCTATCTTTACCAAACTCAACCTGAAAATTAGACACCATACGAATAAACTGTATGATATATCTTCTTATCTGTTGGTCATAAAAAAAACTTTGTAAACTCATTGATTTTTCCTATATATTGATATTAATTGTCGGCACGCGGAGTAAGTGCTTTACTAAGACTTTGTCTAGTAGGCATTGTTTGCCCCTCATTATTAACATAAGTCGAAGTATCATTGACAAAAATACTGCGTTGAGTTTTGTTATCTGGTCCTGGAGTAAGATTTGTTCTGACACCATCTTCGATCTTGATCCAACGAGTTCCATTGAATCTAAATAAACGATTTGGTACATAATCAGTTCTTAGTACATAATCGCCTACAGTTGGACTAGCCGGAAAGCTAGTGCCTGCGGTAACAGGCCAGCCATTGGGTGGTATATTGTCCCCGCCTAAGTATGCGGGTACATTAGTGTCTGGGGTAGTTGGTTGAGTATTTGTAAAGTCTAAGGTTGAATCTACATATAGATTAGTAAGATCTACAGTCTGCCCAGTGGGATCTCCAGGACTACCGTCGGGATTTATAGGTTCTATGTATAAATCATTGATGTCTGTTCCGCTTTTTGGTACATTAATTTCTGCTTGTTGAATAATAGCGTCATTAATGGAAATAAGTTTATCTAAGGTACTCACATAATTTCCAACTGTTGAATTATTAGCGCTGCCTGGTACAATTTGATTTATAATATCTTTGTATTCCTGACTGTCTACTAGCGGTGTAAGTTTTACACGCCACAGGTGCGGCCACCAAGTTTGACTGAATCCTTCAGCAGCAAAAGATGCGTCTTGAACAACGTAATACCTTTTTAACACAGCAGGTATATCTTCATTTAATGGATAATAATCTTTTTTGTGCTGTAGTTCTAGCACATCTCCGCTCATGATTTTACGACCCAAATATGCTACAGTATCATTGAGATGGAAAGTCATATACACGGTATCTGAACTTAAAAAGATACCAAATTGTTTTAAATCGAAATCATTGTCATTGACAGTGTATACGCCCCGTAGAGTGTAAACAGAAGTATCATATTTTCTGTCTCTATTCTCTAAAAATAATAAATCTTGAATGTTTAATGCACTTTGATTTTGATAAACGGGCTGAGTGGCATCTTTCCAGTATATATTAAGTGGTTGCCCAGATGATATGGCAGAAGTAACATTTGCACTTATAGTAACTGTGTTGCTAGTTACGTTTGCTCCTGTTATAATTGTATTTGCTGCGATACCTATACCGCTTACAGTCTGTCCAACTTCAAATGGTGCTACATTTCCAAAATATAATGTTCTGCCAGAAGAAGTTGTATTTGCAGTGGGATACGCATTTGCCTGTGAATTGGTGCCGATGTATTTGTGCAACAGTACACCAGTGCCACCGATGGTAAATTCTTCCGATATTCTTTTGTCAAAGAATTTGTAGTCATTTGTGTGGTTGTCGCGCCACATGCTAAGTCTAGGCATTTTTGATTCCGTTTATTGTATATTTATGGTTATGTTGACATAAAAAACCGTTTCTGCTATAATAACAAAATGGACTATCAACGGTGAATATAAAAAACAGGCATTGAAAAAATTTAGAAAGCTATATAACTATGGCAATTTTAATTAAACCGGAGTAAAAAATGGCAATTGTTGCTGGAATTAAGATTAAAAATAAAGAAACTAAAATTCGAAATCCGCTTTTTGCGGACGAAAAATATACAGGTGGTGAACCACAGTGGCCTGAGGAATCTGTGGACTGGTCAGATGAACAATTCGATAGCTTACTTCGCCGTAGTTTCTATTATTACAACTATTATTATAATCAAAAAGATTGTAAAAAATATGTGGTAGAATGGATGAAAACTACTCCAAGTTGGAATAAAGAGCAGATTAAAGCATTTGAACGCAGTTCGGATCGAAGCATTCCAATGACAGCCTGTAGTCTTATTATGGCTCGTCGTGCTGGAATGACATTTAGGACTCGTCATACTGAATTCTTAATTAAAACCATAGACAGTGCAATTGAGCAAGCTGAACCAGAAGTACTTGTGGAAACTAGTTCAAAACCTGTCGAAGTCTACAAGCCCACAATACAAGACCGACTGTCAGAAAAAACCAGCGAACTGATCGGCGAATTGGAAGGCCTATACGACGACATGGACAATACCAATGTAAAGTTTTACAACTGGCTCACAGACAACAACGTAGTACAAAGTCAGCTTTCAAAATACGAAAACGTATATCAAAAAAGAAAAGCTGAACTAGAAGAAGCTCAACTCAAAACAGATC